TTTTTTGGATTCGTTAATTTTTATGTTATATATTTATAATGTAAAATACTCGTTATTTTAAGAGTAGTATTGTTCTAATATACGTTGTCCTTTCAGCCCTAAAAATTTCATCTGGACTGACGGTAACATATAATCGGTTTCCATTTCAATTTCATCGGAAATCACTATCTTGGAAACGGTGTTAACTTGATCATATTTATTTATTATATTTAAATTAGATCCATCTAAAGAGAGGGCAACAAGACTCTTGACGTATTTATAAAGTCTCGAAGTTTTTGGTCTCCACGGTAATTTATTTGTGGATATAACCCCTAGTTCTTTAAAAGTTAACCTTTGCTCGATACTTTCAAGTTTGTCAAACATCTCATCGACATTTGGGTATCTATCGACGGAGTATGAACCTCGTGGCAACTTATCTGATTTGCTTATAACATAAATTTCATTATGAGCATCAAAACTTTCGGATAAGGCCAACTTAGAAGTTTTCTCGGCTATGGTTTCCTCGTGGTTTTTCCACCAGTAAACAGGATCTCCTAAATTTTTAAGATCCTCCGGGTTGCTCGCTACTACTATTGCAGACTCATGTATTTTGCCCGCTTTTCCAACTATTGAATTCAATAGCGTGGTATTAGAGTAGAGGTAAAAACTATTTCGTATCGCTTCAAGGGATTCTGGATTTTCAAAATTTTGTATTAGTACATCATTACGAGATTCAGGAAAATCTTTTATTAAAGAATTCTTTAATAAGGACATTCCCGGTCTATTAGGATATATTATAGTAAGTAGGTAGAAAGTTCGAACATATCTTGGCCACATATGGGGTCCAAGCCTGTTAGATGTAAAAATCTTTCTAAGAGGGATGTGTAGTTCATTATGCTCTATACGTTCTTCAATGTGGCGACAGAGCTCAGGGATATCTAAAATATTATTATCCACCGCTCTGCAGATGTTAGCTGAAATTCTGCTAACCTCTACCCCATAGTTAATGTTACGGGAAACGTATTCTGCTACTAAATTTTCTTTAGTAGCTTCTTTATTTTTAGGAAAAGAAATTTCCATTCCTAAATCCTCAGTAAATACTTTTAAAATGTGTTTATCGGGGTCAAAACAGACAAGGTCATCGCCTGTTTCATTAAATATGGCCCGACTAAGTTCTGTTTTATAATCTTGCTCATATATCATCTGTAAAATTAACAAGGTGGTAACAGTGGCAATATCGAAGCTACCAGCAGTACCCATCCCTTGTCCTCGGGCAAAGACAATAGTATCAGGTAAATTTTTCTGATGTCTATTCTTCTTTACTTTCCAAGGACACTTAACTACAAGATTATACCAAGCTTCTGCAATGTCTTCACTAAATAAGTGGGATACAACCTGTTTCTGCACAATTGCAGGAAGGGCTTCTGTCCATGATTTAATATCATAAGACATAACCCCGACTTTTAGAAAGTCTTTTAAGATTCTAAAACCTTCGGCGTGGTTATGCGAAGCACTCTTACCATTAAAATATTTGTTGGTAAAAGATTTTACCGTACGCATTATAGGGGAAAGTAACATTTGTGTAAAATAGTCAGAAATGGCAATATTACGTGAACGATTACCTTTATCTCTGAGAGACATCAAATATCTAAGTCTCATCTTTGTTTTCTCTTCCCTATTCATACTATTAGCTTGAGCCTCTACGTATTCGTAGAGATCATCGTTGCCAGTATGCTCACATAGATCTTTAAAATGTTTGTGAAGGTCACTGTGAATCAAAGCGTATGCTTCATCATCAGCAGATTCCCATTTGGGTTTCCCATTTGGGCCACTAGACATAACTTTCAAAGT